GAACTCTACAAGACTGTTCGTTGACCCATCCTCTAATATCAGGTTGTCACCAGCATCAGTGCTAGAACTATCCGTTCCATCAATCGCAAGAGAACCATCAATGACTGATACAAATCCAGTTGCAGTCTTCGTAGATGTTCCTGTCTCTGTGGTTGTGAATGTAAGTGCATCACCAACTCTAAAATTTGATCCTACATCGTCAACGATAACTCGACTTACACTACCTGTTTTTATCGAACCAACTTTACCAGCTGCTTCTCCGTTACCAATTGCATTTTGAGAGTCAAAGTCTAAATCATCATTGACAGAGTAAAGTTTACCACCATCTGTTACCGTATAATTTGTGACGATACCTCGCACCGTGAAAGACATATTAACATCTTCGTTAATAGCAACACCTATTATCGTTTCACCATCAACGAATGTTCCCGTAACAGAGGCAGGGTTCAACTCAAATTCAGATATCTCATCTGTTCCTTCAGCAGTGGAGAGAGCATCTGCAACGACTGCTGTTGCACCAGATGTTTGACCAGTGATGACCTGACCAATCATTTCAGTTGGATCAGCATTTGCGCCAGGAGAGCATCTTAGAATATTTTTATATCCCCAGTTACCATCAGAGGCTCTCATCATAAACTGGTTTGGATACAGTAGGTCTGAACTTTGGTCTAGGAGCATTCTGAGGAAAATCTTATGACCTTCGGATGTTCCCTTTGCTCGATAAAGTTCTCGTATGTTCTTGATGAGATTTCTTTGATCCAGACCTGATGCAAGGTTCTTAGGAATTGCATTCATAAACGAGTCTCTTAGTTGGTCTAAGAAATCGTAGATAGTGTTATCAGTATTCGCATACTCCAACAGCTGTTGAAGGTTTTGTATGGGGTTGCCCCTATACCTTACAACTGTGCCAGTTGCACCAGAGGTTCCTCCAGTAATCGTCTCTCCAGTTTGAAACTGTTGTTGTCCTGATATGAACAGTCTTGGTTTTGTAGAGTTACCTAAATCATCAACGAGGACAGTTGCAGTTGCCTTTGATGTCCCACCAGTGATCGTTTCATTTGCAGAGAATTTACCTTCTGATGATTCGAGGACAATCTTATCACCATCCTCAAGTAAAAGAAATGACTCTGTTTGAACCTCTAACAACATATTGTCGATGGAGACTGTAAGCCTCAACTCACCAGACTCTAGATACTGGTAGTAGTGTTTGAGAAACCGAACAAATACCTCATGGTCTGCCTGAATAAAATCAGGCACCTGACCTTCAATCAAAGGACTAAGTTTGTTGATCAGGGTAGATGAATATCCATTATCAAATGGTGCCATTTTAGTAACTCGACGGTGCTGTGTAACTTGATGTAGTTGTCTCAGTTGCACCCGCTGAGGTATCACCCACTGCTGTAGTATCAACCGTTCCGTTTATCGTTGTGTTTACAAAGTCAATCTCTAGTATCTGGTTTCGCACAGGTATGATATCAGTGGAGTCAGGAATCACCGTCAAACGTATGATGGTAGATGCCGCACCGTCAACATCCTCTACGGACGTTATGTTGATACTGTTGATTTTTATCTCACCTGTACTATAGGTAATCGTCCCGGCTGTGCTGTCTTGATATTGTCGAACACCAGAGGTCAAATAGTATCTTCGGATATTACCAGCACCATCATCATCGAAGAACTGTACGTTAGACGTGTCACCACTCACCTTGAAACCAGTGGATGCTAACACTCCACCATCACTTGAGTTGTGACCAGAGTGTGGATTGTAAAACGCATTGTTAAGTTGTATGGTATAGTTCGTTGCAGAGTTGAGTGTCGGTAACAAGTTGTGAGAGAGTGTCACGTTTGTTATGTTACTCGTTATTGCTGGGTCTGTATCGTCAATGATACCAGTAATCTTGGAGTGCCTAAATGCTGACTCAAACTTAGTAAGAGTGTTCGTGTTGTAACTTCGCAAATCACTGTTCACTTTTGCTATTAGGGCAGATTGTGTATCTGTTGTTTTGCTTGAGTCAAACTTGAATGAGACATTTAGAATTAGCCGTGTTGTCTGTGGGTCAACAATGACAGGGGTGATGGATGCTACAGTAAAAGGTGCGAGATTAGAAACAAGAGTTGACTTCTCTGTGGCTGTCAAATCATTACCAGTGGTAGACTTGATTGATATGAAAACCTTTCCATACTCTGGTGTACTAATCGCACCAAGACTCGTATCGAAAGAACCAGACTCTCCACCAAAGACTTGAACAGACTGTGTATTTGGAAAAAACCTTTTTGCGTAAACTTTATAGTCCTCTGCTGTAACGCATCGACCTTGAGATGCGTAACTCAGTGGTGCGTTATACTTTATTGATTGGAGTGTCTCAGGTTCAGAACCAGCAGAGGCTGCAGCAACCGTTGCAACTGCGATATCAGATACACCTCCTATAACTGTTGCGTTGGTAAACAGTGCAGCACCGTTTGCGGCCGCCTTGTTTGAAACGATGTAAGTCAGAATAACGATGTTGTCATCAGATAGTGCCTGACCGATTACACCATCACCAAAGTAAATCTCATACAGTCCCGCTTCGACCTCTTGTAAGAAGTACACTGCACTTGATGCAGTCACTTGAGTTATGTCTGTTGCCTCTGTGTAAGTTGTTGATGATGTATCAGTAGATGAAGTTTGAACCTTGACAGTTAGGGTGCTTGTATCTGCTCGGTTGTCTGTAAGTAAAAATCTCTGATCAATATCTGAGGTGCTAACCGTATACCTTGTGGTTACAAAAGTACCCTCGTAGATATCTGTGTTGAGAAAGGGAATACCACCACCAGTGTTTGACTTTGTTACATCTGTGATCGTAGAGAACTTATAGGAAACGCCATCAACTGTTGTGTTAAAGACAGTTCCAGCAGACATCGTTATAGTCTCTTCATTCGTATTCAGAGTAACATCAACTGTAGCCTTTGCAGCACGGGCAGATGTAGGAACATACCCCAGAGTTTTAGAGTGGGATACGATACTCGACCTAAGAGATGCACTGTCAAGGAACATCTCGTTTGCGAGCATATTCGCATTGAACCCCAGATAGTGAGTGTTGTACGCAAGAACATCCAGAAGAATGTTCATACCAGAGCCCTCAAAGTCGTAATCAGTGAACTCGTTTTGTGCTCTTAAAAATATTTTGAGGTTCTCTTTCACCTCATCAAAGTCAAACTCAGTGACCTCTAGTCTTCTGTCATTTACTGCCATTATCGTAATACCTCTAGGAATACCGTCATGTCTACAAGTTCAGTGGGTGCGTTCACAACAAAAAACTCTATGGTTATTTCATATTCATTACGATCTAAGTTAGGTAGAGCACGAACACCAACTAGTCTTGCTCTAGGTTCAAAGTTCTCTATTACATCTTCTACTTTTCTGGCCAGAACCACAGCGGTCACAGGAGACATATTTTCAAACAACATATCTCTCACGCCAGAACCAATCTCTGGGTGAAACGGTTTCTCGTAGAAGTTGGTAAGAACCAAATTACGAACAGACCTCTTCACCGCTTCTATATCTGTTACTTTATTAACATCATCAGACCCTTGCTTTCTAGAAAAAAACAAATCCAAATCTCTATATTGACGCACATTTCTAGATATGTCATTCTGTGATTGTGCATCTGTAAAGGCAGAGTATGTGGTGACATTGGCCATATTAAACTCCTGTTCCTTTATTTATAAGGAAACTCTAGTTCTTCATCATATATACCTTGTTTGGATTGCCCCAAACCTCCTTCGCATTCACACGAATGAACGGCTTGTTCTTCTCACTTTTGTTTGGATTAGGAACAGTCAACATAACATTTTTGCCTTTTCTAAAGGCTTCTTGTTTGTTGAGATCAGTCTGCAACTCTGTAACTGCCCTTCTCATCAATTTCCTTGTGTCTTTTGCCACATTGGGACGCTCACCTTTGGACACGAGCCCCTTACTCTTTCCGCCCTTCTTTCTTGCCATCAGTAAATCCTCTCACTCTCACTTATGCGTATTTCATTGACTATC